CTACCTCCTATACCTCCGTTTATCCAAACATCTTCAGGAGTCGAAATATAATCTAGGCACCTGAATTCAGTAAAGCCGATAAGCCCGTCCATATCACTTGAGGAAAGATCTTGTAATTCTGCTCGGACTTGGCTATTTATAGGCTTATTGAAAAACCATACTCGGACTGAGTATTCATATGGCCCTGTTACCGAATCATTTTGGAGTCTTATGTTCTCTATTTTTCCAACTTGAAAAGGCACGCTAACTGGTATAGATCCATTAGTAAGAATAAGCCCAAACTCTTCAAAGTATTCATTTCCAGCTTTACCGAAGTCTCCAAATTTGAACTCTATAATAGTTTCATCTTCGCCGGTCTTGCCTAAGTATCTGTTATTCATTTTTGCTCCTTAAGTATTTGCATGCGCTTCATCGGCTTCCCAAGGCTTAAGCCAAATTGCATGAATAAAGCCATCGGCTTGAATGGTCTGTACGCCTGCTCCTGTGCCTTGCCATCTTACGCGGAAATATCGAGTAGTTGCGGGTGTAATATCAGTTACTACAGCGGGCACTGGCACGATTGCATTGACTCGGAGGGTAGGATATTGATTTGTATTCACTTTATCAAAACCTACGACAATTATCTCCGTATCATCAAGCAAAATATCCATGCGATAGTCTTGCGAGTTTTTGTAGTTTTCAACCACTACCATCGCATCCACCAGATACCAGCCCGGTCTATTTACTCTAATCTTTGCGGTGTCTTCAGAATCGATATACATATATGGGTTATTGATTTGCGCCCAATTGTACACATACTTAGATCCTGAATTATCCCATTTTACGAAGCCGAAGCCATTGGCATCCGTAGTGAAGTCAGCAACACCTCGCACGCCCCATATTTCGTTCTGATTATTCGACATTGCAGAGCTCGCGGCGCTGTAAGCGATTACTCTCGATGCGGCTGTAGCTTGTGCGAGTACGGCTTGATTCTCTTCAGTATTATTTATTTCAGCATCATCTTGTTTCTCGGCAATTGTCAAGCTATTAGGTAGATCCGGCATTGAGAAAGCTACTTGCTTTCTACCAATACCTGAAGGCCTTACGGGTTCATTAAATTTCATTATTCAGACTCCGCATCTATTCGTAGTGTAATATCAGCCATGCCTTCATATACTTTATGCGAATGCTTGGTAATAACTGCAAGGGCTGTAGGAACGCCGTATATTGATTCTAAGAGCGCATTGTAATCATTTAGGTCAATTGTGCATCTCTTACCAACATCGGTAAATTTTGCAGTTGTAAAGTTTGTACTTAATGTAGCTTCAGCTTGTTTTTTACGGCCTAAAAAATAGACCATAGCATCAGCGATTGTTTGAGGCATATAAGCATTTTGCTGCTTCCATATTAGCTGAGTGTATGGATCAGTATAAGGGCTAGTATCAGTTGCAGGCGCATAATCTTCACCACCAAAAAATACATTAACGATGCCTTTAGGTACTATCACAATAGTACTGGATTCAAAGTATAGAATATATCCACTATTTATAGTGTTTCTTTGCCATTTAATATATGTACTATATGGTATATCGGCATAAGATGCAAGATTAGCCGATCGGCTTGTAAGCTGTGGCACATTGTGAAACATTATTTTTAAGTCTTTGCTATTATCACCGCTTGTGCCTTGTTTTCCGCTTGGGAATGAAGTCGTATCACTACTTCCGGTAATACTGCTTACTTCAGTAGTAACTTGATTAAGAACTTCGCTGAACATCTTTATTTTGAAGTTGCTATACGTATTATCCTGATCGAAGGAGTGGCAAGCGCTGGATACGGATTACTTGATACCATAGTTAGTGTATAGGTATCAGGGGTTCCGCTTGTAAAACTGTATGTAGGTCTCACAGTCTCAAGTGCATTATCGCAAAGCATCTTATATGCTTCATAAAAGTTTGTAAACTGTGCAAACATCTTAGGATCGCCAAGAGCGCCTCCTACAAGTTGACCTTCAGCATCGTAGATCTCGGAAATATAGCATAGATATTGAGACAATACGATGTTGTTACTCCAGTCCCTTAAAAACACAGAATGAGTAAACATATCATGGCACACAAAAGACGCGGTTAGCTTTCCGGTAAGTGCTCGCATGTATTTTGAGTACATTTCACCGATCTTAGTTTTAAGCCGTGCGAATGTACTGATATACATGGTGAATCCATCGGGCAAAACATCAAGCATTGCATACCCGGTATCAGGATCATCAAGCATAAAACCTGAATAGAGCTTATTAAATTGCGTTTCTTCGCTTAATGATACGGATGCTGAATAGTTCACCGTAGTATTGTCTCTCATTAACATTCGAGACCATATATGAGGAGTTATTGCCTCTCCTATGCATCTTTGAATATCGTAAATTTCTATCGTGTATTTTACCACATTATCAAGCGCGGTTATTTCGAGTTCATTTTCAGCGCTGTACTTTTGACATCCGATAAAAGCGACCTTCCACCCTGAGCCATCATTGTACTGAATCACAAAAGTATTAAACGCATCGAACTCGGTTTGCTCTGTCGTGGTAAAGGCATCTATCCACTCTGTACCATCGCTATTTAGAGGACGCTTTTTTGTCGTAGTGCCTTGCAATAAGTCAACTCGCAAATCATCAAGCGCTTGAGTGCCCTGCAGAGCGGCTATATTGACATTTATCTTAAGAACTTGGCTTACGAGTCCAGCCGGTATAGATCCTAGCTCGGTATCAAGGCTCATATCTCTAAGTAAGAACTCCGAGGGTAGCGTAACATTCGAGCTTACGGCGGGTGCGATGTAGTTTACACTACTCGGAATGATATACATACGCCATTGCACGCTATCCTCACTTGTCCATGTGGTAACAAAGCGCTGATTTGATAAAGCCATTAGATCAAGTCCTTGCGATAGCAGGTGATAGTAAACTTTTCAAGTCCTGAAGCCCACTGCTTTTCATTACTGAAGTCGCATCGTGCGAAGACAAAAGGAATAAGTGCGGCTGTAAGAGGGAAGTTTGTCGTATCTCTCCATCTTAGAGGCAGTTGTTTGTTATTTGTGCCCGGATCAGGTGCTACGATGCGAGTATATTTCTTTTGTAGCACGGTCTGTAGTAAAAATTGGATATTATCAGTAGTTACCGTTCCTGCATCCCATGTACTATTAGGTATGCAATCAACTTCAAGTGATACACGGATACGGCGCTGACCTATTTCCGTTCCTGACATGCTTACCTCGTTTGCACTCTCTACAGTATAGCTCGGTGATATACCAAAAATAGGAAATTCCACCGCAGTATAACTTGCATGTCCAGTCGAGAAAGTATCTACATCGCATCCCTCAAACTTAATCCAATATCTCCAAGACATTATCCTCTCCTTGCATTACGGCGGCGCTCTGATTCGATTACGGCCTTGATTGAGTTATTATCGGCTTTTAATTCGCCGCTGATTGATACATGCGTATTACGATTGATTTGCCTACCAAGCCCGCGAGTCTCTTCGCGAAGCTTTTGCACCTCGCGAATAAGCCCGCCATCTTCACCTACTGAATATCTAACTTGAGGCGCGTGCGAAGTGAAGTAATCGCGAATACTCATTCCCGGATTTGCATTCATCCATGCGAGTTCTTCTTTATTCGCTTTTGTGCTCGCGGCTGTTATTACTGACTCGCCTCGCGATAGCCATGCCGGTATCGAGTCGCTTGTTTCAGTTCCGGGGCCTGCAAGATCAATAACACCATCTTTGAAGCCGAGCGCGGCCTTTGCTTGACCGATCAGGAGTTGAAGCGATGCGGTTAAAAGCCCTGCAGCAATTGGCCCAGCGATCGGACCGAGCGCGGTGATAGAGCTACCTAAGATACCAGCTACGAATGAAGGTATCATTTTGCTTACTGCATCAAATGCGACCGCAGCGGCGGCGTTTCCAAAATCTCCGAGGGTAGCTTTACCGCTTTCGGCAAGTGAGGCGAACTGCTCGGTAAGAGCGGTCATGGACTCGCCGATAATCTTGCCTTTCTCGGTAACATTACCTTCAGCATCTTTGAACTGATCGGTAACAAAACCTGTAATCGCGGCGCTTTGTGATCTCAAGAGTGATGCGACCGTTTTATCCTGCACTTCTTTGAGTCGCTCCATAAAGGTAACTTCAGTCTCTTCCATCGCTTGCTGACGCGCCGCGTCAATATCAGCCATTTTAGCGGCGTATTCCTCGAATGATACCTCACGCTTAGCTAGGCTTGTTGTAAGGTCTTGCTCTTCTTGGTCAAGCGCTCCAAGTTTCTCGGCTCTTAGAGCTTCATTGGCTTCGCGCTCTTTTGCGATGCGTTCGGAGTTAAACGCGTCGAGAATATTGGTTTGCAAAGCGGTCGTAAGTTGGAAAGTAAGAGTACTTTCCTCTGCAGCTTTATCAATTGCTTTTTTGCTATCTGTTTGATAGGTTGCAAGCCTTGAAGTTAGCGTATTTATGCTAAGTACATTGCGATTGATTTGCGCGTCAAAACTTTCAGCGGCTTCGATATTACCAGCAAGTAGTGCCTCTGTTTTAAGTGTTTCTATTTCCGCGTTCTGCGACTTGATAAAGTCAAGATACTTAGTGATTTGATCCGTATTCGCATCGAGTGCCTCTTGTGAATTTGCGAGGGTCTTAGGTATCAGCGCATCTACATTCTTTTCAATATCTTTTACTGCAGTTTCAAAACCTTTAAGCTCTTCTTTGAAGTCTGGTAGTTTTACCTTGGGCTCAACTGCTAGCTTCTTACCAAGTTTATCAAATTCATTTACATAGAATGTCTCAATATCGAGCATTTGCTTAGGACTTGCTGGCTTGAGCACCGTATTTATTTGCTCTTTATTTAGTAGCTCTGTATTATCCTTTACACCTGCGAGCCTTTCGTTCAAATAAGCACGCAATTTTTTAGCGGCTTCATCATCAAGTCTAGCTTGTAGCTCTTTGGTATCTTGACCTGCGGCTCTAGCCGCGTCAATTTTGCGCTTATTAGCACTATCTATCTCTTTGGCTTCAGTTTCGTACAACTTTTTAAGCTCATCGAGTTTTGCGAATGATTCAGCCTTTGCACCTGCTTTTGCGGTTGCTACTTTCTTGGCTGTTGTGGTTGCCGTTTTAGTAGCCGCTTGTTCTTCAGCTGCTTGCCTTTCAGTCTCTGCTTTTTTCTCGGCTTCGCGGGTTTGATTTATCGCATCTCTTGTCGAATTAAATCCTTTGTCGTACGCATTTGAGAGTTTATCGCCGAACCCTGTAAAAGCCTCAAGCGCTTTCTTAAGATCAAATTGTGTGATAGCATCCCAGAATTGAGCTATCGTAGTCTTAACTTGAATAAACGCCTCTCGAACTCCTCCGATAGTGCCTCGGATATTATCGAATGCAGTGCGTAGCGTATCTACAAACCCCTTAGCCTTTTGAGTTTCTTCTCCAGTCCCTTTGATAGACTTTGTATTTTCATCATTGGTTGCCATCCACCCGCCAATAGAGCGAACTATATCGGCAATTACCTCGATACCAGTTTGGATTGGAGTAATAAGGAATTCTACAAGTAAGCCTCCGAAGTCTGCTATTATTTTGCCTACTTCAGTGATAATTGTCGTAACCGTTCCGAGCGCATCTTTGAAGATTTGCAAAACATCTATGCCTTGCTCCATATTACCACCAGAGCCGAATAAGCCGCTAATTGCATCGGTAAGTGGTTTGAATGCATTTACAATTGCATCGAAAACAGAATTGAATATATCACCTACAATTGTAACCGTGCTAATAGCTATATTGAAAGCAGGTACTATCGTACCAATTATTATCCCTCCAATTGCAGCAAGTATCGGTTGTATAACTGAATAGATATTCTCAAAGACTCCAGCAAAAGTATTGCCAAATTCATCAAATACCGGTCCAAGCGTTTCATTAAAGATATTAAGCACTATACCAGCTACCGAGCTTATAGCTCCAATAACTGCAGCGCTTGATTTCTCAAATGCAAGTGATAGATTACGACCGATTGCATCAAATGTAAGATACTGACCTACGGCATTTTGAGCGGCTTGCCCTGCCTCGGTTGCTTTCTTGGTGATTTCATCGGTTGGTATTGGAGCGCCAAAGAGTTTATTATACGCTTCGACTCCAATATCTTCGGCTGGCGTTCCGGCTACGGCTACTTGTAATTGCGAAGCCATCGCTTCGGAGATTTGACCAGAATCAAACGCGGTTTTTATAGACTCGCCTGACTTGGCTAAGAACTCTTTGATAGTAATTTGCCCGCTCGATGCGAGCTGCTCTAAATTACCAAGCGTATCACCAAGCGCGGCGGGTAATTGATTCTTAATATCAGTAAAAGCTTTTGCCGTATCACCTGCTTTGAGCCTGATTTGAGCTTCTTTAATCGAGTCAGCGATCTTATCGGTATTGAATAAGCCTTCTTGCCCTGCAACCACCAAAGCGCCTGTAAACTCTTCGGCGCTGAAGCCCGCTTCTTGTAATAATTGCGAGTATTCTGCGAGCGTATCAAGCACGTCATCTTGCGAAGTCTTACCCTCTTTTGCGGCCAAAGCGATAAGATTAAACGCCTGATCTCCATCGAGTCCGAATTGCTTGATAAAAGGCGCTGACTTTGATATAACTTCGTTAACATCTTTATCGTACAAATTACCAAGCGCTTGAGCGCGCGCGGTAAACTCTCCGATCTCTTCAGTTGGAAGCGCTCCCTTGAGTACGGTAGTTGCATTGCTTATCACTTTTGTAGCTTCGGCTACGGATTCACCTACGCCACCTAAGAACGCATCCTCTGCTTCTTTTTTAAGCGCCTCAAATTCTGCACCTGTAGCGCCCGTCTGAGCTTGCAAATCACCTTGAGCCGATATCAAACCCCTTCCCGCATCTACGACCGCGCCAAAGCCATCTACGATAGCTCCTATACCGGCTTGAATACCACCTGCAAGACCACCTCCGACAAGACTACCAATTAAGCCACCGCTAAAGGCATCACTAAGACCACCTTTGAGGCCTGCAAGCGCACCTTCAAAGCCTCCTATAGCCTCACCATCAAAAGCGGCTTCTAAACTTGCGTCTACATCTTTCGCCGCTTGCTCTAATTTGTTAAGCTCTGCTTTGGCATCAATAATAGATTTCTCAATCTCTTTGTAAGAGTCCGAGCCTTCTTTGCCTTGCAACTTCAAAGCTACAAGTAATTGCTTCTGTTCACTTACAAAGGAATTTAGAGCACTACTGGCCTTTGGTAGATCGGATGCAATAGCATCCCCGACATCAGGCAAGTTTTTTACTGAAGTATTGACCTGATTAAGAGCTTGATCCAAGCCTTTGAAGAGGTCTGTAGCATCAAGCCCTAACTTAATTTTAATATCATCGGCCATGTATTCTGCGCTCCAATTTGCGGCGTTCTTTGTGGTAAGTAATTAGATAGGCATAGGTCTTGATTACATCTACTCTCGGAGTATCGTAATACAGGCGCAAAAAAGCGGCGGGGTCGCCGTTTGCCGCGCCTTTGAAGATCCAGTATTGCCCGCTTAGCTCGCCAAGGTAATAAGCGCTCCCATCTCCATCACTCTCTTCATACTCGTCATCGTCAGGGTCATTGAATATCACTAGCTCCGACAAGTAATACTCACATAATGCGGATTCTTCGGCATACTGTTTCACGAAAAAACTTGAGCGAGTCCAAGATGCCGTCTAAGTCTTGGCCTTGCCAAAATTCAGAATCTACCTCGCTTTGAATACCAGCTAAAAGCTCGCCGTTTTGCACTTTGCTTGTATCAATGCAAGTTTTCACGAACTCAAATATCTTAGGGATAGTAGTCGCATCGACATTGATAAGCTCAAATAGATTAGAGCGGACTTTCAAGTATGCAGTCTTAACAATTTCTTGGAATGCGAACTCTTGCATAATATCCTTAAAGGCATCTTGCCCTTTTGTGAGGTCTATCTTGCTTGCTAAATTCTCATTCAAAAATACTTTTTCCATAATCTGTTGCTCGGCTGCGGCTTGCGCGCCTTTAGTCTGTGCTAGTTCACTCAAAAGAGGCGTAACTTTATCATAAAGTGCGGGCGTAAGTTTGGTATGCAAAGGCACTTCATGCGCGGTATCGTTTAAGTATAATTTCATGCTATCTCCTAATTAAAAAATGGGGCGGCTTTCACCGCCCCCGTGTAATGCTTAGACTTTTGTAAACCAAACTTCTTTGTATCCAATCTTGGCAGGAATTGTGACGTTTGTCGCGCCTGTTACAAGATTAGTGCAGAACAAAGATGAAGAGACTGTAATATCGTATTCAGGATTAACTACATCGCCTGCAACTTTGGGCTTAGTGTACTTACCTGATTCTTGATCGAATGCGCCTGCATCTTGTGCAAGTTTGCAAAGCATCAAAACCACTTTGCGCTTGTTTGATACTGTATCTACTCCACCATAAACAATCTGCAATAATGTATCGCTGGTTGCTTGTGATGAGTTGAACTTTGTACCGTCTTCGTACTCACCTGTATCAGGTGTTACTGTTGTTGTTGGTGCGTACTCTTCCAAGAATGCTGTAAGCCCTGGATTGTCTTCGTTTTGATCTACTGTGAATGTAGTGCGAGTCAATGAAGTCTTAATCTTACGATTCATTGAGTACACTGCAGTAGAACCCACTTGAGCGGCTGGGGTCGTTACGAGTTCATTCGCTGTGAAGAACACGCTGAGATTACTTCCACCTACTACCATGATGTTACCTCGTTTTGTTTTGTTTTAAGATATGAGAATGTGTTAATTAAGTATTGCCAATTTCGGTCTGACTTTTCGCGGGTGTATTCGCGAATCATCAGCTTTGCGTTCCGTTCTGTTTTCTTGTATATTTCTTCTTTTGTTTTGCTGTATCCATAGTGGAATAACACTATATCAGTATCACCGATTACCGAGTCTCTATTTTCGATATCAAGAACCTCATGGCATATTGATTTCCATTTGATTCCGGATGCACGGCGCTTGAGCCTCATACTAGAACCAGCATAGCGAGTTCTTGCATACTTGATTCGCTCATCAATATCAGGATTAGTTCCTGCAATAGTAAGCATAGCCGCGTCTGCATCGCTTTCGTTAAGCTCTTCGATATAGTTCCAAAAGTCTTCATGAGGGCTGCAAAGCCTCTCATCGCTATCCATGTGAAGTATCCACTCACCAGTCGCATATTCATCAAGTTTATTTCTGCAATATGAGAAGTCAAAATAGTCCTCGATATTAGGGACTTCCCAAGATATTACCGTATGGTTTTCAATCCTTCCAACTTCACTGAAAATAGGCTCTTTGAGTTTAGAATTCACTGTTATTTGCAGTGCAACTATTTCAATGTTCTCTTCCGGCAAGCTCGCTCTCCAATCTCTTAGATCTTCCCCTTCAGGAAAGATCACGCATGCACTTACTCTCATTTATCACTCCGATAATAAACCACTCTAAACGTCATGAAGTATATGCCTTTCGTTTCATCATCATTGTAAGTCACTGCTTGCGCATCAATGAAGTGAACAGGTGCAAAATAAGTCCGCTCAAAATCACTCTCATACTCTGGCGGTCTAAAATTTGTCAATTTATTCTCGATTGCTTCGGCATAATCTGCAAGGTTTTCTCTTAGAATTGCCTTTCCTGCGGTCGAGTTCTTTTTTACCTGAACTCCGACAAGCAAGTACATATCAATTTGCCCCTTATTAGCAAAAGCCGAGTCATCTTCAAGTCCAATCACCTCGCGAGTATCAGACCCGCCAAGAATACCAACAAAAGGGAATTGATAGGTATTCCATTTGTCTATCATAACTTGATCGTAGACTCTCACTCCACTCATTGTGCGAAGCTGATCGGCTATTGATTGGAGCGCCGCTGATTCTCTTGCCATTGTTGTATTCCTTTAATAAGAGCATCTCTTACTTCATCATTCCATTTATTTTCACTTTCAAACTTTTTGACTGCCGGATTAAAATACGGTCTTGCCGGCATAGTTATAGAGTGAGGCTTAGTTTTCTTCAAGTCTTTTGCTTCAGGATCAGTCTTTTTTACAAAAACTGCTTTACCATTTCCTATTATCTTATATGGTTGACCGCCCGGATGGTTAATAGTACCGCCGTACTCATGTATTAAAGCGTATGGTACTTTACTTCCGTATTCTATTTCAAAATTATCACCACTTTGCTGCACTTTGAAGATATTATTGTCATTGTTTCTTGAAAAGGATCTAAATAGATTACCTTTAAATATCCTCAAAGTTCCTTCGCCTGTATTCGGATTCCTAAAACCTTCTTCAGTCTTCATTGTATCGAAGTTGAAAGTAGTCTTTTTCATGTAAGTTCCAATATACGCTTGCATGATAATAGGGAAGCGTTGTATCTTATCGGATATTATAGGCCTTACTATCGCCTTAAGTGCTTCTACATCAAGCATATCAAACCGTAGGTATTACGAATTGAGCAAAGTATTTATGCCAGTCAATATCGGTCTTGAGACTATTGGACACATTTTGTCCAGCACCTCCAGTCGATACCGAGTTAAGACCAAACCAATTACCGCCTTGAGGCGATTGCTTATAGCAAAGCGCACTCATTTCGGCGATGCCTTGCAAGATTGTATATGGCATATTAGCATCGGTATATCCCGTGCTAAGAGTCGCCTTGAATTGTCCTTTTGTTTTATCCCTAAATATGATGTAATTGGCATACGGCTCTGCATTCCATGCAAAATTAGCCGCATCATAATTCGCATAAGTACCGAACTCATTCTCACGCCATTGCAAAGCGGTGAGAGTCGTACCTGCATTATAAGGGATAAACTTCCAAGAGTGATTAGCTTCTAGGCCTCTTTGTGCCTTTGAAGCGTAAAACTGATAATATATAGTCCCCGTACGAAGAGGCTGACCGCAGTAAGCTTCAGCCTCGTCGTAGGAGATCTTTATCAGTTCATCAAACCAAGTGTAAAGCGCCGTATCTTCGGTAGTCGGGTCGCCGTTAACTTCCAAATTAAGAAAGGTCATGAGAGCCGCGAACGCCCTCGGATTTGCGCTTGTATATGGCATGTTATTTACCTGTTTTCTTGGTTTCTACTTTAGCAGGCGCGGGCTTTTCAGCACGGAGAGCCTTCGCCTTGCCTTCTTTGATAAGAGCCTCGGCAATCTCAGCGGGGAGAGATGTCTCATACCCCGCTGATACGCCTTTATACGGCTCGATTAGAATTACATCTACGAGCATTATATCACCTTAATTAGGTAGTTGATGTTTTGAGAACGCCGATTGCACTAGGTGCAGGGAAGGCAAAAGCAACGCGCTCAACTACTTCGATACCCTTTTGGTGAGTACCACCCAAACCAGTCGCACCGAAATACTCTTTGTATTCGTTTACAGTAACATCTTCACGAATACCCATCACTGTGAATTGTGAGAAGTCTGCATAGAGTGCAGATGCTGTGTTCGCTGCAGATGATGGGAAGAGTGCATCTGGTACGACGTGCATCGGACGGCCTGTAGGTGTGAAGTATGTGTTACCTTGGAGCGCTGTAAGACCGATTGATGTGATTTCGATCGGGCGAACTTGATCATATACAGGACGTGAGCCAGCTGTTTCTTTCATCAAATAACCGAAGACGCTTTGAGGAACTACGAATACGCCATTTGCACCAACGCCAGAGTTAATACCGAGGCGCAAGTTCCAAAGGTCAGTCCAGCTGATTTCAGCGAATGTATCTTTCCCTGAAGAGTCGCTTCCACCTTGGCGAACTACTGTAGTTCCGGAAGTACCGATCAAGCCTGTGAAGTTTGCACCTGAACCATTGCCATTGAAAAACTGCTTATCTTCAGTTTCAGCAAGAGCGCGGCCCAAACCGTTTACAACATAATCCAAGAATGCAGGTGTAGCATCTTGCAATTGCTCTTCAGATACGATAGCACCAGCTACAATCTTCTTGGCTGTCATTGCTGTAGCTGTAAAGAATGATGTAGAATCAGTCAATGTCAATCCTGAACCTTCAGCAACTACCGCGCCTGTAAAAGCACCTGAAGAAACGAGGTTCTCTGTCTTGCCACGCATCGGATAAATCTTTGCAAGTGCTCTTGCATAACCATACTGATCAGCAAAAGACATGATCTCTTCTACCCAGAACTGAGGAACCGCTGCACCACCTTGAGAGCTAGTACCTGTATTGAAGTTTGCACGTGTGATATACTTGTTATTTGCAGCGCGTGCGATTTCATCAGCGGCTCCTTCGCGTCCTTTGTGGATTGCAAGCATGTAATCAGCTACGATGCGAGCTTGCTCGCGACGTGCATCGTGATCTGCTTTGATTGATACCAAACCTTTTGCAGGTGCAGGTGTGTTAACAGGGTGCAAAGTACGCAACTGATCTGCTACCTTGCGATCGACAACTTCTTTAAGTTGGTCTTGTGTTACGATTAAGTTTTCCATTAGGTGTTATCCTTAGATTAAATTGATTAAGTCTTCAGTTGTAAGTTTTTTAGGCATGTTCAAAGTGATAGAACGGCCTGCTTCGATAGATACGGCTTGCTTGATTTTCTTGTAGCCGTTCTGGATCATGTCCATACCTTCAGCGATTTGCGCTTGTGTGGAAGCTGCAATCTTTTTTCCTACGCGAGTCTCAGGAACCTCGAAAGATTCTGCAACTACTTCTACTGGAGGCTCGGCTACTGGTGTTTCAGGTGCAACTTGAGGCTCTGCGGCGGGTGCTTCGCCTTGCAAAATTGCAAGCATAGCAGGCGCGCCGGCATCAATAAAAGCAGTCACAGAGGCATCGGCTTCTTCAGGTGAAAAACCGAGATTGATGACCTCATTGACAAACGCTTCCTTTATAGCAGGAAGTAGCTCGTCTTGGATCTTTGCGGCGATCTCAGGGGTAAGCATTCTCTTTTCCTTTTTGTATTTTTGAATAGAATCTTGAATAAGTGTTTTAAGCGATTTCTTAATCAAGGCTTGTCTATTGGCCGGAACGCTAACCACGCTAAACTCGACAAGCTCTGACTTTGTGTATACTGTTACTTTCTTACCGTCTATTGTTTGCTCTTCATATTCAGTCGGAATGATACCAACGGAAACGGCCTTGACAAAACCTGCATTTATGAGCTTTGTTAGCTTCTTACCCTCTTCGGTTACGCATTCAACTTGAATCGTAGCCTCTAAGTTTTCGCCATTCATTGCAAAGCCTAAGCAGCGACCGATAGGCCACTGGTCCGAGTCATGCTGTGCAAGTACAATCGGATTAGCAAGGTATGCCGTGTAATCAATACCACTAGGCACAATGATAGTGCCATAGCGATCTACTTCGGGAGTCGAGACTACGAAGGTAAAGATGTCGTTTTCTTTCTCTTCATATTCTTTTTCACCATTGCCCTCATACTCGTAACCATCGCGGGTCTCAAGTACAAGTTCTCTAGTTATTAAATTCATATTAAATCCTCTATTTTTAAGTTGCTCTACTATGTTTTTTGACCATGAGTATCCGGGATCTCCACCCCATAATCCCCATGCTACTCTACCGGGCGAAGGATAGCCCGGCTCTCCGGGCTCAAAACCTTCTGCGTCTTTGACTCCCTCTTGTCTTGAGAAAAAAGAGAACATGCGCTTTACGGTATCTTCGCTAAGGTTCTCGCCTCGTGCAATTTGACGCGCTCTGATCTTGCCTATACGAGTACCACCTTTACGGCCTTCTTCGACCCATCGAATAGCTCGCTCGGCTTCCTCTTGCATGCCTTTGTTAGGTTTATAACTCATTATTCTTGCACTGGGAATAATTGGCATCTGCAATTGATAGCATTTGATGCGCTCAAACCTTCACCAAGGGGACGGTCTGTAGTTTCGGTTTCTATAGTAACATTACCTTCTTCATCAATAACTTCATTTTCGATTGTAAATTTACCATCGTCACCTACTATCTTGCCATCCATTTTTCTATGAGATGGTCTTACCTTTTTATCGCGTTCGGTGATCCATTCATATTTAACTCCTATATCTTCATAGACGCTTTTTTGCATTGCACTTGTAACATTCGCAGCGGTCGTATTTGCTATTGTGCGTGCTCTTGATGATGATAAACTTGCAAACTGATTGTTCAAAATTTCAAAGAGTTCATCCTTTGGCTTGCTTGCATTTTCGATAAGAGTTTTTTGCACTTCTTCTTTAATGGTTCCGATAGACTCTCTTATTTTATTTGCTGACTCTTCCGTTACTCTTTGTATCTCTTGTCCTACTTGACCGCTTAAGTCTTCGGCTCCGAGTGAGAATTGTGTAAGTAGCTCTTGCTTGACTGTTTCACACGCCTCAAAGATTGCCTCTTCAAAGTCAACAAGCTCATCAAGTGATACAGTTACATCGCTCAAGCTAATTGCACCGCTTTCAATTTGCTCAAAGACTTGATCTTGGATGCTTCCAATCATTTGCTCTACAACTGCATTGATATTGTTACTTGCAATCGTTGTAAGCGCGTCGTAGTTACGCCAAAACAAGTCCTTACTCTCGGCTGTTATGAGAGGCAATTTTGGGCGGTTCTGTATTCCGTATGCCCTTTGCAGTTTTCGAGGCACCACGGGCAAGGGAGCGGGGTTTGCGACCGATTGTAAAGGCACGAAACCTTGAGCAATAAGAGGCGTATCACCATCTTTAATCTTATCATAGCCACGATCTGTCCGGGCCTCGTTAATTGTCTTGAGTCCCCACTTAAGCTCGAACTCTTCTTGCTTCATTTGAGCTTCTGGGTCATCATAAGCATACGGCTCGGCTTCGATTAAGATATCTTCTTCCCAGCGTCTGAAGTGACGCGTAAACTCTTCAGCGATGTAAAGCGCTTCGGGATCAATTGTGTTTTGCCTAAAGATTGCCCATTGTACTTCAGCGGTCGCGCGGTTTTGAAAGCTACCATCTAGCATACCGGGAGGCACGCCAAATACTTGTGCGATTTGCGCGCGGGTGTCTTTGCTCACTGCATCATAGCTGATTGATAGCTCGCCTTTTGGTGGCAATTGCAACTGCATTCCACCACCAAGTAAAGCGCGGAGCTTGTAATCAGGGAGTTCTTCATTCCATGCGGCTTTAAGTTTATGCCACTCATCAGCATCGAATCTTTCTGGAAAGGTCGCAATAAGGGGAGGCACGGTATTATTCTCGAAAAGGCGTGCAAGATACGCACTTACTTCGCGGTCTATATGCGCGTATTCCATTGCAGCTGATACCAAACCAACGCCAAAGATATTCATACCGATTATCTCTTCAGGGCGCGCTCCAGGGTGTATCTTTGCAAGGTGGATAACCTCTTTTTCTGGTATCGCGATATTCCCCTCTTGAGCGGATTGATACACATAACCATCTATGAAGTTATTCTCGCCTTTAATTACTCGCATGCGAGTCGGATTAAGTACCCACATCTGCAATGGCACACGGTAGCCATTTGTCGGAGTCCAGATAAAGGCATTCCCATTGATAGAGAGCCAATTTTCGATATAGGAGAACACTTGCGAGCGGGTAAAATACGGATTAGGATTGCTTAAGAGTTCATTTGCCCAATGATCACGGCCAAGCTCTTCGCGCTCCCAGTTCTTTTCGGCAAAGGCATCGAACTTCACACCTGTAAGAGCGTTTGCACGATGCTGAAGGCATGAGAATACAGTCCCTCGAAGCGAAGCGGTAAGCTCTCCACCTGTTTGAGTCGCACCGATATTGCGACCTCCACCGCTACGAATATACGGTCTATCGTTTCTGCGCGGTGCAACTGCAGCCGCGATCCGTTCACGAAGTTGGTCAAGTAAACTCATACATATATCTGCGGTGTTTTGCGAATAGCATTAAAAGCATAGCCTAATGCGTCAATAAAATCATCATGTTTGTCTTGAGGAGTTCCTGTAAAGCTTAAAAGCTCCTCAGTAAATTCAGGGTCTAAGTGAGGCACATGATATACAAGCCCTTGCTCGTATCTTGCCTCTACCGGCTGGAATCGTATAACCTTATCGCGATCCGCTCGCACGCCGACTACATTCATTTTAGTATTGCGTTTCAGCTCTTGAACCATCCAAGCCTGCGCCTGGTTTGATTCGACGGCTACCACACGCGCTTGCCATCTTTGCTCGGCTGCAATGATGCGAGCTCCAATCTCGGCGAATTGAGCGCGGAAATGATCGGCTTCAACTACAACCACTTCACCGTCTTTTGTCGTACCGATTACCACGATTGCCGTATAGTCCGCAGTCTCTTTTTGGCTTATTGCCAAATCCACTCCGATGTAATACGCCGTGCATTCTTTATCATTTGCAACTCGAAGCCAATCGCGCTTAATCTTTGCAGAGCTCCTATCGACATACTCGGCTAAGAATTCTTGAGCAAATACGATACTCGGTAAAAGCTCCTTTTGCCTATCCACTTCGCTTTCTTTAATTTGTCCACCGTCGTATGTGGAAAAGTGGAAAGACTGCCAATCTGGGAGCGTCTCATGAAGCTGGTCTAATTGCCAAAAGTGATTCTTTCCTTTCGGAGTTGAAAAGAAATATGCATCACCTTCATAGTCCGCTAGCATCGGAGATAGTACAAAGTTCCAGTCATCTTCAGCATTTGGGCAATGTGCCCACTCATCACAGATGATGCGGTGAAACTTGTTACCTCTAAGCCCGTCGGCTCTCCAGATACCCTGTAAATTCAATGTACTATTACCTAGTTTAATCTGTCCTTGCTTGTAAGTAGCTCCAAGGGGCGCAAAGAAGTTTTGCGCTTCGGTCTCTCGGCCTGTGAGCTCGGTGTATGAGGGCGCGGTGTAGAGAACGTACGCACCATCCACTTCAAGCATTTTCTCAAGGGCAAGAGCAAAAGCGAGATAAGACTTCCCAAAGCGACGGCCGCACCGAACAACATTAAAGCGCTTCCGATTGCGAAGTATTTCAAGCTGTTTCTCATGCGGGTATATCTTGACTACTTTGTCCAATTTTAGCACCCCATTCTATGACCATTTTACCTTGCTCAACTGCTTGGTTATTCAAGTGCCCAAGCAAGTCAAGTAAGACCTTCATTGCTGCCATGTCTTCCTTCTCCAGTATCTTCTTATGGATCAGCATGTGAATAACTTCAGCGGCTACGGTTTCTTTTGTTTTACCAGGCTTGCTAAGCTCTTCAGCTGCCATTTTGGCAAGGTCTTTTACATAGACTACAGCTCCTTTCGGACGGCCTGCTCTGTTTATGAATTCAGGACGCTTGTCAAAGGTTGTTGACCTGCCTTTCTTTAAGTTTTCGCTTTGTTCTTTTTTATCTGCTGGCATAAGATCCGATTCCTAAACCTAAACCAAATAAACCAAGTAACCATGCCCATTCCGTTTTAGTCTCAGTTTTCACTACGGGCAATTGCACCGTAATAATTGAGTCAGGGCGCGGCTTGAATACAAGTGAAAAATAGCCCTTACGGTTTGCATAAGTAAAAGCCATGTTTATCGTATCGCGAGTGTTAGTTATTACGCTATCGCTTTGAGCTACAAAAGCTGTATCACCACACGGAATCTCGATAGGCTTATCAATAAAATATGTCGTATCGTGATGCTTGATAAGTACGCTCTTTGTATGTACTGAATCACGAATAGTAACAGGGCGCTCGATAACTTGCACGATCTTGAGTGTATCGCGATGCTTTGCGGCCTTTCGGCTCGCAAGCTCAAAACCACCTGCAAAGCCTGCAATAATCAGCAAGAATATCGCAAGCACCAAACCGATAAGTTTGTAATCTCTTTGCATTATCTCTTCACCTTACCGTCTTCAATACGAATGTTCTGAAACTCACTATCTTCATGCGAAAAAGCAAAGCCGTGATTGCTTTGCGAATATGGAGAGTATGCTCTCTTTAGTTTTGACAAAGTGCCAATGACATCAGCACGAAGATAAACACCATCCAAAGTTTTCTTTTGTATAGTCTGTGTCCTGTGCAAATGTCCCATGCATGTATTTGTCAATGTTTTATTCATTAAAGCAACAGCGGGATTTGCACCGCCATTTACTTTAATTTCATGGCCATGTGCTACCCATGTTCCATTGCAAAATATCAGTTGATTTGAATCTACAAACTTGACTCCCTTTGAATCAAGCTCTAAAAGCGATTGCCAAGATACAATTCCTGCAAACTGGTCAGCTTTTTCTTGAATATATTTTTCCAATCTATCCTCATGATTCCCAACTTTGAAGTAAAGCCGAGCCTTCGGGAAAGTCGCGCGTAAATTGTCAATAAAGTTCCGAGCCATTTGAAGCTCGGTAGTGAACTCTATGTCATCTTTGCGCTTTGCCCATCGTGATAACTTATGCGCATCGACCGTATCACCATTGAGCACGATATTATCTACTTTCATCTTGCGCAAATGTTGTATGCAAGCTCTTATCGCGTCAATATCATGGAATCCTAAGTGTACATCGCAAAGTATCGCCGTATTGCCTTCGATCACTACATGATCCGATACTTCATCTTTCCCGTCTTGCATCTCGATAAGCCATTCCGGCAAATCTTCGAAGGAATCCGTTTTGAGGCGATGCCTTGTAAGCATTTCCTCTTCTTCAGGTGTAAGCCTGTATCTTTGGTTACCTTGTTTAGGCACGTGCTAATAGATTTCTTAGTAATTCAAGCTCTGCTTCAGTTAAGGGAGCTTGCTCATTTTGCACAGATATATTCTTTGACGCATATTGTGCTTCATGTTCTTGGGTGGCTATTACAGCAGTAAGACCTTCAGGCCATTCTACTTCGGTTACTCCATCCCAAATAACTATATTTTCTACTTCATTATTCGAGTTTATTAGTGCGTATCTCATGTTTTATCCTTCAGTAATTACAACTATGAAACCGTTTCCACCATTTCCACCCGCACCAGATGCAAAACCATTGTCAGAAGCCGCGCCTCCGCCGCCACCTGATCCATATACTCCATTCCCACCACTACCAGTCGCTTGACCAGTCTTGTAACTCCCAGAACCTCCACCAGTTCCAAGAGTTATCCCCAGAGGTGAAAATGTATAGGTATTACCATTCGAGCCATTACCACCGTCAGTACCGCCCGCCCCTCCTGCAGTGCTTGATTGGAAAAGATAAGTTCCTTCAGTGGATCCCCCTGCACCTCCGTTAACCGTAGTTGTAACGTTAGCAGCTTGTCCAGCTCCACCACATCCACCAGTTATAAGCCAGTTATTTGTACTTGGACTTGAAGGCGTAGGAGTTCCGCCAGTTTCACCTCTTGAACCTCCACCAAATCCCCAATAAGCAAACAAAGGGCCTACTACACCGCTCGAGAATGTAGAGCTTCCGTTTGAAGTACCACCGCCTCCACCGCCTGAAGTAGCTATTCCGAATTTTATAAAGCTTCCGAAGCTAGATGCTCCACCTGCAGCGCCGGCATTGCCATTGGTATCGTTAGTAGTTACACTAGCTCCACCAGCTCCACCAGCTCCAACTACATAAGATACAGTGCTACCTAATTGAGCTGCATCAAATATCATCGTATGCATGCCGTGCGATTGGCCACCTGAACCACCCGCGCGCGCAGTTGTAGTTGCACCTCTTCGCCCTGATCCACCACCGCATCCACCAGCAACTACAAGAACTGTTACTTTTTTTGCCCAAGCTGGTTTAGTCCAAGTACCCGAAGAGGTAAATTGCTCAACTTGGAACTGAGCGCCACCGCCTCCGCCACTCGCACTCAATTCGGTACCTGTTAACGTCAAACCAGTACCAATCGTAATCTCTTCAACATCCCCAGAACCTGAAGCAGAACCGCGCCCAAGCAATCGAGATGCTGCGCTGACATTTTGCATCTTAGCATAGGTCACTGCATCATTGTCAATTGTCCAAGTAGCACCCGAACTCGATACGGTGATATCCCCTTTGTCTCCATCACTTACATTTGTATCTACGGCAATACCTCCAGCAGTGGAGCCATCACCTATATAGAGCTTCTTGGTATCAGTTGTGAATATCGGCTCTCCCTCTGCAGGTGTTATGCTTGATCTATTTGAATCAGTTCCGCGTCTTAGTTTCAGAGGCATATCAATAAGTTCCTAAATCTAGAGTAAAATCTGCAGGCGCTGCAAAAGTGCCAAAATCATAAGTATCTGATACTCCACCACCACCCGCCGTAGTCCAAGAAAGCGAACCGCTTCCGTTGGTGCTTAGTACTTGGCCATTCGTGCCACCTGTAATAGATAACTTAGTAAGATCTGTATTGATTGTATTGCTACTATCAATAGTCTTGCTACTCAATGTGGTAGGTAATTGGGCGTTATTTAGTTTTGTTTGTGCCATTATTTCATAAAGTCAGCAAGTAAAACATCGCCACTTATCGGGGCCGTAGTCATTGTAATCGTATTGGTTGAAAGAGTGTAATCATTACCCGCGCCGCTTCTTAGTCTTTGACCGTTCAAGTACAAGCGAAGAGTTCCAGCCGTTGGAGTTGCACTAATTGTAAAAGTAACATTCGAGCCGTTTATCGAACCGCTCGGAATCTCTTCAAATACAAAGTTAGCAGTCGTAAGCGTTCCGCTGTTATCAGCTACATACGTTACCGCTGTGATCCCAAGCGTACCACCTGAATTGCTTGTACAAAAGTATCTTGATTCAGCGTTGGTAGTGCCTTGATCTACATATACAAAAGATCCGACAAGCTCATCCCAAGCGTCTGAATCGCTTGATCTTGTCATAGCACTCGAAGAGCCATAAAAGTCGTAGATTCCGTTTTGCGATGCTGTGCTTTGATCTTTGACAAGCACTCTATCACCACTTGAAAGCGATACGCCGTCTATGGTAGATGTACCTGGATTGCTAAGATTGATATTTGCAGTTGAAGCCGCTTTTACATTGCGATAGCGATATGCACTCGAAAGCCCTGCTATCAAGGTATCTACATATCCTTTGGTAGTTGCATCGCCTGAATCAGTCGGAGTAGCAAGCGTTGTAAGCTTGTTATTCCCCATTGACTGATTACCGGTAAAAGCCACCGATCCATCTTTCTTGACAAAGTTTGCGCCGTCTGCTAATTTACTTGAATCTATCGCCGCGCCCGCTGCAACTTTGGCATTAGTTATCGCTCCATCGCGTATCTGGCGGCCTGCTATTGTAGTTTCTGGCATTTCAATTATCCTATCTTGTAATTTACTCTAATATAGTCACCTGATACGGGGCTAACATTCAAAGTGATTGTCGTACTTCCCGATGTCGTATAGTCCACGCCGTTGGTCTGCGATACGCCATTGATGAAGACCTGTACACTTTCAGCGACAAAGTTCTGCGCAGTCGTAAAAGTCGCATTTGATCCATTGACCGCTCCGCTTGGAGTTTCACCGAAAACAAAAGAACCTGAACTTGTCGAGACAAAAGCTCCGACCTTTACAACTACTTGATCTGTGGTGGTAGTTATCCGTACATTATCACTCATGAAGTCACCGTATCATAAATAAGTACATCACCACCTAACCAATACTTTGTATCACCACCAGCCCAAACTATCTTAACATCATAGACTAAACCCTTTTGAGGCGTAACATTCGATGTCGTAGCAGCGGGCAAAGAGATTGTGAATTTTCCATCGCTCGAAGGTGCTACCACTGCAGTCGTAAAACTGAAGAGCGCCTCATTTGTAGCCTTTACTCTACATTGAGCGGTAATAGTTGCACCGGTCAAGCTGATAGCCGTTCCATCTTCCTCTTCGAGCTTGACTAACATCGAGAAGCTCTCACCTTTCCAAAGGCTTATATTCAAGCGGTCTCTTATCATGGCTTGTCCGTAAAAAGCTTTGCAATAAAAGAGCCTCCAACTGCAAGGCTAAGAAGTGTAATAGCAAGTGTTAAGTTATCCCTCAAATAGGCAAAACCGCAACCAGCAATACCAGCAGCGGCGAAAGCGCCCGCAACCCTGCGAATCTTCGCGGGTGTAGGCTCATTCCAGTATTTAAAGCCAAAATGATAACTCACTTATGAAGCCCTGCAATGATTGTATAGATCTGGTCAAGTCTTGAGTGAATTAGTGAGAACTGTTCTTTAATGTTTTCCGCTTGCTCTTTCTCTTGCTTCTCAAGCATTTGTACACGATGCTCGAGAGTCGAAGTGTTGAATACATGCTTTGCGGTTTTCTCGATTACCTCGGCTATCTGCTTGGCATGCTGTAAGCGCTCGCGATTCATAAACCTGAAGAACATCACCACTATCGTAACCGTTGAAACTAATGTAGCTAGTACATTACGGAGTAATTCGCTAAATATGTCCATTGCATCTATCGTAATAACAAGCGCTCTCCGAAGAGAGCGCCCGCGGAGTGAAGGCATGAGATTAGGAGTGCCTATGTCGGCAAAACAAATATAAC